GGCTTCGGTGACTTGGGTGCGATTCGTGTGTCTCGCTTCCTTGACCCTGATATGGCTCAGCTAGTCGAGCCGTATCGTCGTATGCGGATATTTGCATGAGTTACTCAGTCACAGAAATCAAGACTGGTCTCGCTAACGCTTTATCTACGATTCCAGGTTTGAGGGCTTACGCCCAGCAACCAGACAATCTGAACGCTCCGTTCGCTTGGCCTATGTTGGATTCAATCACCTACAACGGGGCTATGCGTGGTGGATTGGTGACCCATATTTTCGTGGTGTCTGTGGTGGTAGGTAGGTCTGCGGAGCGTACCGCTCAGACTGCTTTGGATGGGTTTCTGTCTTATGAGGGTACGACTTCGGTTCGTGCAGCGTTGGAGGCTGATCGGTCTTTGGGTGGGGTGGTGCAGAACTTGCTAGTCGAGTCTGCGAGCAATATCTCCACGATGGATGGCAACGATGCGACTTACCTGATGGTTGACTTCCGTGTGGTGGTGTACGCTTAGTCTGTTGATTCGTCGTCCTGCTGGCGTGTATAGTTTCATTAGTTAATCTTCGAGTGCCGTGAGGCAGGAGTATCAAATATGGCAAAGCAAGTTCTCACAAACGTAGCGGTCACCTTCGGCACGGCGAACACCGACATCACTTCGTATGTCGCATCAGTAACGCTGAACCTGTCAAAGGCTGAAGTAGCTACAACAAGTTTCGGTTCGTCTGGTGCAGTAACTCGTGTTGCTGGTCTTGCAGACAACTCCATCACTCTTGAGTTGCATCAGGATTACCCAACCATTGAGAAGTTGTTCTACGATGCTTGGAATGCAGGTACTGCTGTACCAATGACAGTCAAGCCAAACGGTACTGGCGCTGCTTCTTCTAGCAATCCATCGTATGCGTTTCAGGCTCTCCCGTTAACTTGGACTCCAATTTCTGGGGCGGTGGGTGACCTAGCCACAGCCTCTATCACGTACCCAATTGACGGTGCAGTAACTAAGACTGGTACTGGCGCATAACTTTTCTTTAACAACCCTTACCTGCGGAGGTAGATAATGAAGATAGCCCTTGAAGTTACATCGGCATTGGATCAGAAGACTCGCACAGTTATTGCTGCGTTCCCTGACTTCATCGCTTTTGAAAACAAGTTCAACCGAAGCGTCGCAAAGTTTGAAGCAGAACTAACGCTCACAGATTTGGCTTATATCGGTTGGCATTCTGAGCACCGTCAAAAGAAAACTGGTTTAGATGTTGATTCATGGATTAACGACATTGAGTCATTAGCGATTGGTGATGCTGACCAAGCTGTGATCGTCCCTTTGGAGACCAGTCAGCCCATTGGATGATTGCGTACCTGTCTGTTGAGACAGGTATCGCTCCATCGGTGTTGCTGGCAGAAACTCCTCGAATGCTGTTCACTATGTTTGCTTATTTGCGTTGGAGAGCAATTCATCTAAACAAGTAGTCTGTTGATATGGCAGAAGCATTTGGCAGAGCAGGACAAGTTTCAATTACTGGTGGCAACGATGCCATTGAAATTGATGGCATCGGCAAGTTTCTTCGTGATGCTTCTAGGGCTGACGCTAACTTCAATAATGAAATGCGCAAAGCTGCTGAAATGGTTGCACAGAATTTGCTTGATAAAGCCAAAAATGAGGCTAGAACTGTAACTCGTAACCGTCAGGCTGTTGAAGTAATGAAGGGCATGAGGGCAAGTCGTGATCGTATCCCGACTATCAAACTTCAAGAAAACTCCCCATTCCAATCAAAATCAAGCAAGTTCACTTCTTCACGCAATATCCAAACTCGTAGAAGAGTGAAGCGTAAAGTCACCAGAGGCGACGTATTCTTTGGTGCGGAATTTGGTGGTCAGGCTACGCCTAGGACAAAACAATTTTTGCGTCATCGTGGGCGTTCCGGTTACTTCTTCTGGCCTACTGTCCGTAAAGAAAAGCAAAACATCGCCAATGAGTATTTGGCTGCCATTGACAGGGTTTTGGCAAAGTTGGCTGATGATAATGCCGAGAAAGCTAAAGCCCGTGCTGTCGCTGGTGGCACATGGAATATGACCAGTTCTGGCATGGTTTTTGTTAAGGATTGATCGCAAAAAATAATACTTGACTTTGGGTGAGTTTCCTGTACCCTTCTAGGAGGAGGGGTTATGGCAGTTTTATTTACTAACACAAAGTCAATATATCCAAAGCGGTTCGCTTCGTCTTGGGAACAACTCAAAGAGCTGTTGTCGTTCCATGAGGAGAACGCTGTCAAGGCTGCGGGGGCGTTGTGGTCTCCGGTTGAGTATGACCAGGATACGACTCGTGGTAACCGTAACGTCAGGTTTGTTGAGGCGTTGGTTGTGGATATGGACGGTGAAGCGTTTGACCATGCACGTCTTGACGGTTTGGAATGGTTCGCATATTCGACCTATTCGCATCGCTTGGATGATCCTCACTATCACCTTGTTTTGCCGTTAGCGGAGAAGGTGCCTGCTTCGTTGTGGCGGGTGGTGTGGTCTGAGTTGCATGACCGTATCGGGTTGGTTGGTGACCCTCAGACTAAAGACCCTGCTCGTATTTTCTATCTGCCTCAACACGCACCGGATCAGCCGTTTGAGTTCCATGAGGGTCATGGTGCGTTATTGGATTCATCATTGAGGTTGGATGTTGAACCTGTCATCAATCCTGTATCACCTCGCTCGAAGCAGGTGCGTCAACCTCGTCAGCGTCGTGCTGATGCAGAGATGTTGTCTGAGGCTTGGTGGAATGCGCCTGTAGATATTTCTCGTTGGGATGGTTTGTCAGGCAAGGAGTTATATTCAGCGATGCTTGATGAGTTCAGGGCTTTGCGGAATGGTTCGTCTGTTATTGAGTAGAATCGTCGCATGGCTGGTGAGCGGACGTTCGTTGTTAAATTTATTTCCGATGTTCTTGGTGCCACCAAAGGCATTAAAAAAGTTGGGGATGATTTAGGAACCCTGGGTAAACAAGTTGATTCTGGCTTCGGTCAAAAGTTCAAAAGTGTCATGCCATCGTTCAAACAGTTTGCGATTGCTGGTACGGCTGCATTTGCAGCTGCTAGTGCTGGTGCCTATAAGGCAATCCAATCTGCCTCAGACTTGGCTGAATCACAATCCAAGGTTGGGGTGGTTTTTGGTGATTCCGCAAAACTTGTAAATGATTTTGCTAAGACTTCTGCTAGTTCGTTTGGTATAACGAAGCAGGCTGCTCTTGAAGCAACTGGCACTTATGGAAACTTATTCCAGGCGTTTGGTGTTGGTCAGGGTCAAGCTGCTGAGATGAGTACAACCCTTGTCGGATTGGCTGCTGACTTGGCTTCGTTCAATAACACAACTGTTGATGATGCAATTCTTGCTTTGCGTTCTGGTTTGTCCGGTGAAACTGAACCATTGAAGAAATATGGTATTGCGATCAATGATGTGCGGTTGAAGGAGGAGGCTCGCAACATGGGTCTCTATTCGGGGACTGGAGCGTTGAGCGTTACTGCTAAGACACAGGCTGCTTATGCGCTGATCCTCAAAGACTCGACGTTGGCTCAAGGTGACTTTGAACGCACGAGTGGTGGCTTGGCTAACCAGCAGAGAATCCTTAAAGCGCAACTATCGGATGTGACTGCTCAGATTGGTTCAGTCATGATTCCAGCATTCCTTGGTGCTGTGTCCTTCATAAACGATTCGATGCTTCCAGCCTTCCGTGATTTTGGTTCAGCTTTAGAAGAAGGTGGTCTGTCAGGCGGGTTTGATTTCATCGCCACCAGGTTCAAAGAATCCGCACCAAAGGTGATCGAGGCTTTGGGTGAGATGATTACTCAGGCCGTCGAATGGATTGCAACTTCTGGTCTGCCAATGCTTTATGCAGGAATTAACCAGCTTGCTGATTCCTTGACTGGTTGGATTGAACCTCGAATCCCAATGTTCATCAGCAACCTGACTAAGTTCCTGATGGCTGGATATGACTGGATTTACACAAAAGGCTTGCCACAACTCTTGAGTGCTGTGCAGGCTTTGGGTGACACGCTTGCCAGTTTCGTTGGTAAGGCTGCACGTCAACTCCCAGCACAGTTGGTGACGATGCTTGGAACTATCGGTGGATGGGTATTGTCTGAGGGTATTCCAGCGTTGCTTGCTATGGGTACCAGGCTTGCTGGTTCTTTGGTTAAGTGGACTGTGACCATTGGTGCTCAACTGATCGCTGGTTTGGGTGGGGCTGTGGTGGCTTTGGTTGCTGCAATACCTGACATATTTGTTGGCTTTGTTAAAGGTATAGCGAACATCGCTGTCAATGCGGTCAAGGGTTTTGTTGGCAAGTTTGGTGAAATGAAAACAGCGTTAGCCAATGTTGCGGTATCTGTAGTTAACACGCTTATTGATGTATTTAACAAGATTCCTTTGATCCCCAATATCCCGAAGATTACTTTGGATACCAAGAAACTTGGTACTCAGGTTGGTTTGACTGGTGCGCAACTACAAACCGTTAACGAAAGATTTGATGATGTTAACGGGACTTTGAAGGTTGGCTCTGATGTGATGAACGATTTCAAAGAAGAAACCAAGAAGACTGAGACTGCTACTGGTGGTGCTTCTAAGACGATGAAGACTGCTAAAGAAAAGTTAGAGATGTATACGGATGCTTTGAAGAAAAGTACTTCAGCACAGAAGGGATTCTCGAAGGCTCAAAAGGATACGAAGTCTGCTCAGGATGATTTGGCTAAGGCCAATAGCGATGTCATCACAGCTCAGGCTGCTTTGGATAAGGCCGTGTCTGGGTTTGGTGCTGGTTCACCGGAAGCGATTAAAGCTCAGAAGGAATTGGATCAGGCTCAGCGTGGTGTTGAGCGGGCTGGTTACCGTATTGAGGAATCTTTGTTCGCTGTGGCTGATGCTGAGAAGGCTTTGGCTGAGGTTCGTAAAGACCCAGAATCTACTCCGCAGGCTATCCGTGAGGCTGAGATTGCTTTGGCTGAGGCGAAGTTGTCTTCGAAGGATGCTATTGATGAGCAGAAGGAAGCGACTGATGGTTTGATTGAATCGCAGTCGTATTTGAATGAGTTGGTTAATGGGGCGATTATTGGTTCTGAGTTTTATACGAAGTTCTCTGAAGAGTTGACTGAGGCTCAAAAGCGTCAGGCTGATGCACAGGACAAGCTCGCTGATGCGAAGGATCGTGAAGCTGAAGCTCAGGAGCGTTTGAATGAGGCGTTGGAGAAGACTGCTGAGTTGATTACGAAGTATCCGAAGGTGCTTGGTGGTATGCCTAACCCTGTTGCTATTGCTACTGGCGCACAAACTTTGGCTGATAATAATGCTGGAAGTTTGTTTAATGGTGGCGGTATGGGAACTGTCAATATCGAGGTCAATGCTGGGTTGGGTGCTAGTGGGATTGAGATTGGTCAGGAGATTGACCAGTACTTGCGTGAATATCTTGGCTTCTCTGGTCAGACATTCTCGTTTGGTTCTATTGGGAACTTTGTTGGCACTCTGTAATGGCTAAGCAAGCGATATGGGGGGAAACCCTTAAAGTCAATTTGGATG